AGGTAAGTTGGTTTGCAACCACTTCTTCTGTTGATGAAGATGTTTTAGTTAATACAGCTATTTGTATATTACCATCATTCACATTTTCTTCTGTGATGAATGATTTAAATTTTTCCATAATATATTTACTCTGAGTTAGGTTGCCATTTACCTATTGATTCTTGTTTTCCTTTATAGTCTGCAAGTGCAGCTTTGATAGCATCTTCTGCTAAAACTGAACAATGAATTTTTACAGGTGGTAGTGCAAGTTCTTCTGCAATATCACTATTTTTAATTTTTAAAGCTTCATCTACACTTTGTCCTTTAACCCATTCTGTTAATAGACTTGATGATGCTATGGCAGAACCACATCCATAAGTTTTAAATTTTGCATCTGTTATGATACCATCATCACCTACTTTGATTTGAAGTTTCATTACATCGCCACATGCAGGCGCTCCGACCATACCAGTACCAACTGATGAGTCTTTTATATCGAGTGTTCCTACATTTCTAGGATTCTCGTAATGGTCTAAAACTTTATCTGAATATGCCATGTTATTCCTCTCTCTTTTTACCTATGTTATATTTAGTTTCTAATATCCACTCATCTTTTTCTTTAAAAGAAATTATTTTTATTTGACTAAGTGGTGCGATAGGTTCTGGTGTAGCTTTCATTTCTACTAATCCCCAATCACTTAGAAGTTTTACTATTGTATTTCTTCTTCCAATATCATTTTCTGATAAGTTTGTATCCTTACCATCAAGTGCAAATAATTCTTTGAAGTGTACTATATAATATCTTCCTTGTTTGTGTAGTATGTGACAAGACTGATATAACTTTTTTTCTTTTCTAGAAGCAACTCCGATACGAGATAATGTTTCTCTAATCTTTAGGAAGTCATCTGGTTCTTTCAGAAGAACCTCAAACATCTGCTCCTGTGTCCATTGTATATTATTTTCCATTTCCATTTCTTCCACCTTTGTTCAATCTATTCATGATAGTATTTATCTGTTCATCATTTAGTATATTAAGAGCTGATTTTGCTTTTTCATTACTATATCCATAATACTCTTTGACACATTCCAAATGTTCTTCTTTCTTCGCTTTCAACCAAGGCGTGTATCTACTCCTTGTTCTAAGAGTATTTAGTAAAAAGTCAAACTGCAATTTATTATCTATCTGGTGATTCATATTCATCTCATTTACTAGGAAGATAGTGTCTTGAAATGGAGCAAGACATTTGTTCACAATATATGCTGGGTATTTCTTTTCCCACTGGTTATCTTCACTATCCATAAGTTTTTCTTTGGAAGAATTGATAGCTTTTAAGTATTCTTTTAATTCATACATAATTATTTCTCTAATTTCCTATGTGGGATAGTTTCTGGGAAGTTAATTTCGTTATACATGTTTACACCATCTCCAGCAACTTGTACACCACTTGATTTACTAAAACCTTTGTATGACATATTATATGCAATACTTCTTCTTTCACCAGAACCCAAAAATGGATATACTAGATGATTCAAACTATTAGGAAACATTAATAATCTGCCAGGTTTAGGTTCTACTACAAAAGAACCTGTAGTAAATAAATCAACTTGATTGCAAAAATTAAATTCTATATTACCATCCATTCTACTTTTACCTTTTATGTTTCTAGGTTTCATAGCTGGTACTTTTAAATATAGTACGGCACTTATCTGACAATGTGAATGATTGTGTTGTGGATTATATTCATTTTCATATTGTGATACAGACCAAATAGATTGCATTTGAGTTTGTATAGGTGACATAGTTTCTAATATATTTTTTTGACCAGCATTTATATAACCTTGTTCAACATAACTTTTAGCCATTGCATGAAATATGTCCATGACTTTTTTTTCTTCTAACATAGAATGTGGAATTTCACTTTCAGTTTCAATTTGTCCAGCAAGTCTATGACCCATATCTTTTTTATCTTTAATTACATCAACAATTCCATTAAGTGTTTTGATAACACCCTCTGGTAATTGTGCCATCATAACTAAAGGCCCAAAAGGTTTTAATACTTGTGCATCTTTTATTTCCATTTCACATCCACCATAATTTCAGTTAAACAAGCAAGTAAGTTTATTTCTTGGTCTGCCACAAATGCTGACTGATACTGATACTTTGCGAGTATAAGAACTGCATGAGGTATAGTACCGGCAGTAGCATGAGTGTAAAGATTATCATAAATCCTACGAAAAATACGTACAGGGTCATTGTCAAGATTATGCACAATCCACTTTCGCACATTTGTGAATTCCTGAGCTTTGAGTGCAACCATAAGTTCATTTATATTTACCTCTGATATATTTACAAGAATACCAGCATCTATTTGACCTGATGTAGAATATCTTTGTAATTCGTTTAATGTTCTTCTCCAATCTGGGAAATATTTAGTCAACACTTCCATTATAACTCTTGGTTCATATTTTACATTCTCAGATTCAAGAATGTTTTTAACACGAATAAAGAATTCCTTTGCAAGTTTTGGTTTATCACCCTTTGGAATAATAAAATCAATTACACTACATCTTGAATGTAATGGTTCTATTAATCTGTTCTTGTAATTACAAGTAAGAATGAATCCACAGTTTTTATGAAATTCTTCCATAAACCCACGAAGAGCAGGTTGTGTAGATTGAGGATTTAAATAATCTGCTTCATCAAGTATAACATACTTACGACCACCTTCTAGTGATACAGTTGAGGCAAAGTTTTTAATTTTATTTCTAAGTACATCAATACCAGATTCTTCTGAACCATTTACGAGTAATGATGTTGCACCAATTTCATCAAGCATTGCTTTGGCGACAGTAGTCTTACCGACACCAGGCCCACCTGATAAAATTAAGTTTGGTACATGTTTGTCTTTTACAAAGTCTTTAAAAGTTTTCTTTAAGTTCTCTGGTAAAATACAATCGTTGATTGTGCTTGGGCGATGTTTCTCAACCCATAAAAAAGTTTCCATAATATATAATCCAATTTGTTCATTAAGTAGTCATTAAGTATACTAGTGTTAAAGCAAGAAAAAATAATCCTGTCACTAATCCACTAAAAAATATTAACCAAAATTCTTTACTATTCATAAACTGACTCTGGTTCAAGTGCTACCCAATACTCTACCTTTTTATTTGAAGATGATAGATGACTAATATTCTTTGATGATATTTCTACATCATAGTTACCATCCATAACTTTTAGATTTTCAACTGTAAAGAAACAGTTAAAGTTACCTTCTGATGTTGTAGTAACATCTAGAGAAAAAGTATTTGCAGTATCATTCTTTTTATCTTTTACAGTTAAGAATGAACCTGTATCTTTCTTTTCTAATACTAAATCTGGAGCTCCAATCACACCTGCTGCTCTTTTTAGTTTATTTAAATCATCACCATTTAATGCAAATGTAACTTCTTTACTAGGCATAGTAATTGTTTTACTTGGCGTAGTTACAACTGATGGGTCTGAATAAAAATACTTCAGAGATGCCGTTGTGTTTTCTTCTTTAATTGTTACAAATGCCTCATTAAATTCTAAGACAGGACTTTTAAACAAAGATAGAGAAGCAAGGAATTCATTTAGGTCATAGATTGCTACTTCCCTTTCGAATGATTCTTCCACTTCTGCTTTTGCTACAATATTCTTCATTGCAGACATTGTTGTTAAAGTATTGCCTTCTTTAATTACAAGGTTTTGGTTTATCGTTGCAAAGTTTTTTAAGACTTCGACTGTATGTTCACTTAGTTTCATTATTTAGCTCCATTATTAATTTCATTTTTTTCTACTTCACTTCTTTTTACCCTATTGTCATCTATATTGAAATTAGCTGACATAGTTCTTCTTTCACCTTCTCCAAAAAATGGCATAACACAATGTTGTAACCAACTAGGAAATAATAAACATAATCCTTTTTTTGGTTTTACATAATGTTGACCATTTAATTTCAATCTGTTTAAGTCCTCACTTGAATTTGTAGAACTTATTAATCCTGTGTATCCATCAATAGCTCCAGATGCATATTGTAATGGGTTATTAACAATTGGTTTTTTTTCAATACACTCTGGTACTTTTAAATAAAGTATCATTGATAACCCAGCATCACTATCTACGCCATGACTATGTAAGGGATTATAATCACCTTCATAACTATGTACAGTCCATGCTTCAAAACATTCTACTTTATTTGGTCTATTATAACCAGTTGGATTCTGAATTAAATTTGATGCTATCCCATCAATGTTTGATTTAAAGACTTTACCAAATTCATCATCTAAAGGAAATACTAATTGTTTAGATTTTACATTTCTGTTAATTTGTCCAACTAACATACCTGAATTGTCTTCATCCTTTGGAATAACATTTTCATCAATATGTTTATTCATTTTATCCATAAAAGAATCAGGAAATTGAGCTGTCAACATTTTATACTGAACCACATTTTTTATTTGTGCAGTTACTTCAAAGTCATCATGTTGGCGAGGATACTCAAAACCTGATGCATCTGTTAAAGAATCAGATAAATCTTTTAGACTCATGAGCGGTCTTTCCTGTAATGGTCACCACTTACTCTTTGATTTAATTTAATATTAATATTTGCAGAGAATGTTCTTCTTTCATCATCTCCATTTGGACTAAAGAATGGCATAACGCCATGTCTTAACCAACTAGGGAACATAATCAATGTACCAACTTCTGGTTTAATATATTCTTCTGTAATAGGTCGCATCATATTTATATCTCGCATTCCATTTGAACCCCATGTTAAATAAGTAAACCCATCAACATTGCCTGATGATTCATTTAGTCCACCAAATTGTTCTGCTGGATTATCTAATGTTTGAATACATCTAGGTACTTGTAAATACATGATACATGATACACCCATTGGTGTTTGAGTGCCATGGTCGTGTACAGGGTTGTAATCACCATTAAAACTATGTACAGTCCACATTGACTCCATAGAGGTTTCACATTCTATACCGATTGTTCTATCAACATATTCTTTTGCAAGTCTTTGTAAAACACCACTAAACATTTCACCGAGCTCATCACCTTCATATGGGAAAGTTAATTGAGCAGACCTTTTGTTTTGAGATATTTGCCCTACAAGACCTTTTGAATGGTCTACATTATTTGGAATAATTGTATTTTCAATATGAGAATTTAATTCTGTTGTAATTTCAGTTGGAAATTGACATCTCATTATATTAACTGCAGCTTTTGGTCGCATTGCAATTTGAATACCGCCAGGATTTTTTGGTAATTCTTCACCTGTATCTTTTTGTTCATTATCTGAAACTTTATTTTGAGCATTTATCATGTCTGCTCTTTTTATTTGTTCAACTGGTTCTGGATGAGGGGTTTTTGCATATCTCTCTCTTTCTTTTTCATTTATATTTTTTATCATTCTTTGTTCATCTCCAGCATCTGCTAATGCTTTATTATAATCATC